TCTAAATACACATTAGTATGGAAAGTAGAACAATTCCGGCATCCGAATTGCCGCAAATATCCGGGCTTATAAAAGATGTAATAAATATGGGACTATGGTTCTTATACGACATCCATTGCAAATCCAACCCAGATGCAAAATACGCATTGGCGACCGATAAAAACGAATTTCTTTTAGATAAGGATGGGAATGTACTTTCACCAGTACCCAAAGATGAAGTGCTTGAATACTTAAGCAAGATTACATTCTCGGGAATCCCGACTGCACCAACTGTAAATATGCCGTTAATATGAAAATAAGCGAAGGTTCAAAATTTATCTTTATCGCTACCTCCAGCAAGCACCTCGAAGATAGGTTCTTGTACGATGTGAATTACGGTGTCACAATATTGAAAAATCAAGGTGTAGCAGACGAAGATATTACAGTTGTTACAGATGCAGCAAAAGAAACATTGATAGCAAAATGTACCAATATGTCAAACGTGTTCTTTTCCACGTCTTCAAGTTTTGAATCTGTAATTGAAAACGCAGATTGTGAAAACTTGTTTATCATTTCTTGTTGCCACGGCTCCATTAGCGGTATAGATTCTGCAACTCCAATCAAGCCCTTCTCCCTCAACCGAGCCTTGAAGAACAACAAGTATGCAAAAAATATTCTTGTATTCCTTGGTCAGTGTTATGCCGGCATCTTCAATTTTATGGATATTCGAGATGAAAACAAGAATATTGTATACATAGGTGCAACGGATATAGATGCAAGCCTGAGTTATATGTTGAATGGACTCAGATGGGTAGCAAACATATCGGTTATCGCTCTGTTCCAATGGCTTGAAAATCCGCAAGACATAGACGGAGACGGCGTATGTTCCATAACTGACCTATACAAATTCGTTTCTTTCTATACCAATAGCGTAACAAGAGGAATTGAAAAAATACAAACTTACCATCTGATTGACGCATCCGTAAGATTGAAGATGGAAGAAGCACACGCTTCATCAACAGGAAGCCCGTTTATTGCACAAATTACTAAGGATGCAGAAGAGGTAATAAGAAATTATATTGTTCCACATCAGAATACATGGATGTTAAATGCTATTGCTGCTAGTAGTATGCATTTAGAATAAATCATCACAAAACTGAACCATGCGGTAGTTTTTAGTAAACTACCGGCATGGCATCTTTCAGATATAATCTTCATCCATAATCTATATAGTTTAAAATTTACATCATCAATAAGTCAAAGAACGATATTCGGCAGGGCTTTCGCCTACCAGCGGTTATGCGATTGACATCAGATTAGCTTTTTTGAAGCATCTGAATTCTTGGCGTTCAGTATCATAGTAAGTCTGGACGGTATCATTCTTCTTTCTATTGTCAGTACCAGTGATGGCAGGCATCAGCTTTTCATTTAGTGTACCGTATGCCTCACGAACAGAACCGTCCACTTTTTTGAAGTAGAACTTCACTATCTTCTTCTTCATCTCACCTTTCAGTTTCAAATTAGCCCAAGCGACCTTCATTGCTTCGCTCATGGTGTAGCCATTACGCTTAACGAACTGCCAAGCAAGGCTCATTACTTCGTGTAAAAATTCTCTTGTTCTCATAATCGTGTATTTTAATATGTTTATACTATTTGAAATCTGAATTAATCTTCGTTTCTTTGTATCAGTTTAATTTGATAATGCAAATATACTTTATAATTGTAAAGCAACAAAGAATTGCTTTACAATTATAAAGTATAACAACATTATTTAACTATAAAAGCAGGTTATACCTTATTATAATATGAAGAAAGAAGACAGAAATAGAAATTGGATAGCGTGGATAGCACTTGGATTAAGTGTCATTGCAATATTGCTATGGCTATGCAAATACGAGCCTGTAACATGGACTCTATTCGATTCTATGATTGCTTTTCTTTCTTTCGTTGTAGGAGCATTAGCCGTAATGGTTGGATATAACATTTTTGGGTTAAAAAACGACCTTAAAAATGAAATAGAAGAAAAATTACAGGACATAAGTGACCATCATGTAATTCATACAGCAAAAACTATGATGTATATAGAGATACGCCTGCTACACATGGCTATGAAATTAAAAAATATAGCAGATATAAGGCAATCTATTTACATGATGCTTGAGACCACTGAAAAGACTAAAGATAAGGAAGATATAGATTATGTTATTAATCAGTTGAAAGAACTTAAAACACGATATGGATATACACTGTTTGACGATGCATTCACAAGGAAACTAAAGATTAAACTCGGAAGGATTGGCACTTTCTCTGATAGCGCGCTTCTCTTCCTTCAAGATCTTGAAGTATGATTCTTTTGCATTATCAATAAGCCTGTTTGATTCTTTAAATGGATCCTTACAGATTGTTTTGTTTGGCGTATGAGATGACTCTTCTATTTGCATTCTCATTGATTCAAATAGAAAAGGATTGATTATTACCATAACTATAAAAGTAAAGCGACCAACTCCAAAGTTGCGGTTTGAAGTTAAGTCGCCTATATAGTCCCTTAATGGGAACAGTTAAACAATTTAGTCGAAATCATCCGCAACTTGATTCCGATACAAATATACTTTATATTTATAAAGCATCAAATTAAAAGATATAATTTATGGGAATGATTGATAGATTTTTTGAAGCAATAGAAAAAGCTGGTATAACCCCTTATGAAATAGAAACAAAGTATGGAGTGAAATCTGCTCAATCTAAAATTTCGCAGATGAAAGGAGGAAAGACTAATACCGGGAAAGAAAAATCCCTTCCATCAGATATATTGTCTGCTGTTTGCATGAATTGTAACAAAATAAATTCGGAGTACATCCTTACAGGAAGAGGGAACGCGATAAACGAAGATAAAAATACAGATGATGTGATTCCTAATATACCGACATCTTCCGGCACATCAATTACATCAGAAGAGGAATTTCAAGATGCAAAAAATAAAGGATTGCATTTATTGCCACAGGTAAGTTTTAAATTTGCAGCTGGGCATAAGTATTACCGAAGATATCACCCGCTATTGGTATCTACCCGATTGCAAAGATTGTGAAGGAGTAGCACAGATAGTAGGAAGATCTATGTCCCCAACACTTCCTTCTGGCTGTTGGGTTGCTTTAAAAAGATATACACTTCCTCATGATAATCCAAATACAATACCATTTGGCAACATATTTGGAATAGTAGTAGAAGACAAAGAAACCGGAGAATATCATGGACACATTAAGATATTACGTAGGTATAAGGAACAATCTTTGGCTCGTAAATACTGGATTGCTCAC